CGGAACCTGTTGCGGCATAGGAGGTCGCGCCATCGGTGGCTGCATAGGAGGTTGCATCATAGGTGGAGGAGGTGGCATACCCGCTAACGGCATCGGAGGTAATGGCGCAAACGGATTCGGCGCAAGGGCACCACCGCCCATCGGAGGCATAGGTGGTAAACCGCCCATCGGCTGCATCGGAGCAGGCATTCCAGGCATAGGTGGGGGAGTGAATCCAGTTTTTACTGCTACCATGCGTAAATTCTCCTATAAAACTTAATTCGCATCCTAACAGTAACTTAAAATTTAATCAACACACTCCAATAACCCATTCCTAATCATGCTTTTTGCAAACTTATGTCTATTAGAATAACAATAATTCTTGCCATTCCACTCGCAAAACGCAACCGCTTGGCACTTGAGAAAATCATCCTCACTGTCATGCTGCTGCTTATAACGATCCTGCATCACAGGCACTACTTCCGCAGCAGTCTGACCGTCAAACTCAAAATAATCACCAATTTTTACTATATATCTAGGCATGTGGTACAGTATGGGACATTCTAGGGTACCTGTCAAGGGGAGGCAGGGTACCTTGTGATTTTTTTTAAAAAATTTTTTTTGTGGTGATCGTTCGTGGAAAACTTAGTGTAGTAGCTACACCCGATACAGATACAAAAAGGGGGGGCATAGGGTGTGGACCCGATCCGATTAAACAATTGTTTGGGTTTACTAGGGTACCTGCCAAAAAAAATAGGGCGCTAACAGCGCCCTATTGTTTGCGTCCGATCTGGACTATGGCAGGAGTGGATTATCTAGGCCGTTGCGTTCGTCGCGTGTCCTAATTGCAAGTATACGTTCCTGCCAATAATCAAATTGTTCGTCGGTCATATTGGCATATATGGTTTCTGGCAGGCGGCGATTTTCTGGCACCATATCGCACGGTCTACCGTCTGTATATTCGTGTAACACTTCATAACGTGTATGGTCCGTTCCATCGCCGTATGTTGCACCATTTGATTGCTGTGTGTGTGTCACGATGGCAGCGGCTCCAATGCGGTCCCTCAACTCTGATACGCGCCGTCTGACATCGCCATCGTTGCCGCCCATTGCCGCTATGATATCGCGTGTAGTAGCGCCACCAGTTGTTGATCTCATTAGATCGTATTGCATAACAGCGCGATGCGCTTGCGCTGCGAATATCTCGCGGCCATTTGTAGGTGTAACAATTGTTTGGCTTCCACCCTCAACAACGCGGCCCTGCCTAGTGCTATATACTAGGCCAAGTAATAGACGGACCCATTCGCGTGTCTTTTCCATATTCCAAGTACACTGGCCCTGCCTGAACTCAATAGTCTTATAGGCGTTAAAGCACTGTAGGTTTACAGTGTAATATTTACCTTGGCCGATATGCGCTCTGATATCTTCAACAGTACAGCCTGCATCAAGGCTCTTGATTGCATGGTGCTGTCTAGGTGTAATGTTTTTGGCATAGGTGGTATGCCTGCGTGTCCAAGGTAACATTGCATTAATAATATCTCGATTAATGAAATAGCGGCAAACAATATCTTTTACAGCAATAGATGTCATTATTGGATGGAACCATTCGCGGCCTGCAAGGTAGCGCCTGCCACTACGAGCTAAACTCTCACAACTAGCCGCATTAAATACGGGCGCTGCTACTTTAATAGCTGCGGCAGAAATATGCACATGCATTCCTGCACTATTTGAATTGTGTCTAGGATTACTAGGTAAAGTGTTTGGATCGTATGGGTCATATTGTTCTATATGGTCTGACACTCTTTTATATATAGCCCATGTATCAGGCGTATCGGTCATAGGTGGGAAAACTATTTCAAGGCCACTATGACGGCTACTAGTTATTGGAATACTGCAATCGGTTACGACTTTAATATATCCAAGGCCCATTCTTTCAAAATCTCTTATTAATGTGATTTTTGATACGCCTGATCTAAAAGCTAGCTCCCATTCTACACTGAATGTATGGGTGATTTGGTCTGTATTTGGCATTTTATTCTCCTAAGTTATTGTTTTTATTACGTTTTTTTTGTTTATGAGGGCACAACCTCTCCCTCTGAAATCAGATTATGCGATTTTTCCCATATATACAAGCGTTTTATGGGACTAAACCCAAACAATTGTTGAAGTTCTTTTTTTTTGGGCGCTGCCAGTAACGATTTAGTAACGGTTTGGTAACGGTTTAGTAACGGTTTAAACCCAAACAATTTATAGCCAGTAACGGTTTAGTAACGGTTATAGATATAAAAAAAGGGTTATAGCTTATGCTATAACCCCGATCCGATGCCCCGAACCCGATCCGATAACCCGACCCGATCCGATCCCGATCCCGATATTTTAAAATTCATTAATACTTTTTAAAGTTTGCTGTCCGTAATGTTGCCCGATCTCGACCTCAACTACCCGATCCCGATCTAGGTAGTTTTCTACACTGTATGCTAACCCGCAATCCACTGCCGTTCTAAATAATTGGAAGTCCTGATTTGCGGTTACCATCGCAATTAAAAACCGAGGGTTGCCATTTAATGAATTTTTAAGCCTTTTTACTTTGCTTAACTTTCCGATATACTTTCTAACTTGTTTCATTTGTCTACTCCTTTTCTAGATATAATCCCAAACTATCCCATAATATAATATGTGTCAACACTAAATATAAACTTTTTTATATTTATTTTAGTAACGGTTCAGTAACGATACCCCCCCCATTTACCCCCCCTTAGAAGCCGAACAATTGTTCGGGTTGTGCGCGGGACATAAAAAAAGCGGGACAGTGTCCCGCTAGTTAGTTATGAAAATTTTAATAGTGCGTCCAACCGTAGTTATCGAATGCTGCCCGTGGTTCCCCGTCTTTGTTTTGAATGAGGATCTCCTCCCATCCTGATTGGCTCAGACCATCGAAGCGCACATAACCTGCAACCCAACTTTTTGCCTCGTTATAGTTGTCAGTCTCGTGAAGCATTGCTGCTCCACATGTGTCGGCGTATCCTAAGATTTGATATGTCATTTTATTTCTCCTTTTTCTAGATATAACCCCATACTATCCCACACTATATATAATGTCAACACAAAAAATAAAAAAATTTATATTTATTTTAGTAACGGTTTAGTAACGGTTGCCAGGGTCAGTCACCTGGCCTGGGCGGGAAAGCCGAACAATTGTTTGGGTTCTTATGCCTGGGCGAAGATCCGCCTACCTGGGCGGGAAATCCCCTGGAGAGAATCAAGCAGTTGCCTGGGAGTCAGCGCCCTGGTATAATAAACCCGAACAATTCTTCGGGTTATCCCGATCCGCCTGGGAAAATCCCGACTCCGATCCCGACTTGCCTGGGAGTCCCGCACAAGGCCCGACAGAACCCGAACAAATTTTCGGCTTACCGACCCCGATTATTTGCCTTCACCCCCGCCTCCGCCCAGAAAATGGGGTTGGGGGGCGTTTCTCCGCCCTCCCCAAGCTATAAGCTTACTCTGCTGCGTCTTGATTATATTCCGTTATAGGAATATGTTCGGGTTCTGCGGGGTTTTCTGCGGGTGTTACGTCAACCATGCGGTTTTTAGCACGATCCATAAACTCTTGGAGTTGCTCTACGATCTGCTCTCTGCTGAGATTGTCAACATGTTCATGCGTTACATGGCTACGGGCGACCATTAATCCCGTTACTTTCAACCTGAGTTCCTCGGCTTTAATCGCTGCTGAGAAGTTCCCCTCTTGCCATGCCTCATCCCGAAGGCGTTGCATATCCCGAACAGATTTAGTTATTGACACCCCGTACTTGGCCTCAAGCTCCTGACGCATTTCCTCCATGCGTTCTTTCACTCGTGCGTGGTTTAGAAGCTGTACAGCGGAAACGTTCGGGTTCTTGTACCCTGCATCTCTTGCTGCTGCGGTCTGTGTCATGTCTTTGTGAATGTAGTTATCCAGAAACTTCTGCTGCGGTGGCGTTAGTCTCTTTTCTCCTTTTGCTATCTGCTCCCCGACCTTTGGCATGACTGCTCCCGTGCTACCCGAACAATTTGTCGGGTTATATTACCTGATCCGCTGCTGCCGTCAAGTGCTGACGTTCCCAAAATATCCCAAATCTTTTCGATCCATCTACTCCAAGGGGGGTAAGGTATATATACCCCCCTTTAGGGGGGGGCATTTCTGGACTAAATAAACCATTGAAAACATTGACTTTTTTAGTCCAGAATGGCTTTCTGGAGTGTCTGGAGTAAAGTGATTAACCCATTGATTTTATTTACTTTTTTACTCCAACTCCAGATTATTGATTTTCGGACTAAATATTTCTGGAGTAAAATAATATAAAAAAAATTATAAAATTTATTGACAATCCCAAACTTTACCATTTATAAGGGTCATATCATAATTTTAAACAAACGGAGGATATTATGAGACAAACAATTAAACAACGTATTTTCGACGACCTAAAAGGTTCTGAAACAGACAGTAATCACGTTACACGGCGCATGTTTCGTTGTTGGCTTGAAGGCTCTTATTTAGGTGAAGAGCATTACCGTCAAAACGTTGCTGATCTTAAAAAGATTTGTGACGGTGGCTTAAAAGGTTTTGGCATTAGAATGCATAATTGGGCTATTAACCAGTTTACACGTTACACTGCGCACGATGCTGATTGTTCTTATGGTTACGCTCAAAAATGTATTGTAGAATTTTTTAAGACCAGAGTTAACAAGGAAGGCTTTCTTGAACCTGAACCTGAGTGGGATCATTTTTTGTGGTTGTACACTGAAGTGCTTGTGGATGATGCTTTGGATTTGATTGAAGAGTATTACTACAAGGCGCGTACTTCGCCAAAGTGGGATAACAGCAAAAAGAAAAAACCTGTTACATATGTTAAAACAGAGACAACGCTTTATCCTAATACAGATTTTTACAAAGACCTTGCTCTTTATGAAGAGCGTTTGAAAGCAGGTAGGTTACATTAATAATTGCAGGCTAGGTTATCTCCTTAACCTTGGTTTCCATGATGGGCGGCATGGTCTGCGAACCGCCCAAAACATTGAGAGGCTTCGGCCTCTCTTTTTTTATTGACGTTTGGGATTTTATGGGATAAAAGAATTTATCTAGAAAACAAGGAGTAATTAAAATGTATTATTTAGCATATGGGATGAACACGAACCGCGATGCGATGGCGGCAAGGTGTCCAAAAGCAAAACCTATGGGCGGCTTTTATCTGCCTAATCATCGTTTAATTTTTCGTGGCGTGGCTGACTTTCGTTACGACCCTGATTGTGTGTTGCCTGTTGTATTGTGGGAGATCACTCACGATTGCTTGATGTCACTTGATAAACTTGAAGGCTATCCGACTTTATACGGTAGACGCAAGATCAACGGCAATTGGATCATCTACGACATGAAAGGCAACAAAGGAAACTTACGGCATCCATCAAGCGGCTATTACGATATGATTAAGAGCGGTTATGATGATTTCGGTCTTGATGATTGGTATTTGAGAGCAGCAAGGGAAGACGCATCTTTTAATGAGATTGGAGAAAAAAATGGGACACGTTCACTTTGTGGGGTTCAGGACTGATGCCCAACACAGTGCCGCCGTCAAAGTTTGGGGGAAACCCGATTTTATCCACAAATGGCACGACAAAAGAATGCGGGGAGATATCGACCCCGATAAGGATACCGTGGTTTTTGCTGAAGGAGCAACGCTCCAACCGTCCAACTGGACATGGCAAGATCATCAACTTTGGTAAATAAAGCCCCCGCAAATTCAAGCGGGGGTTTTTTTATACTAACCAGGAACCCGAACAATTTATCGGGTTTTATTTTTTTGTCCCGATGCTGACTTTTTTCTTGCATTGGGATTTTTCCCATGTTAAAACATTTCTTGCAGGGAGACATGGTCTGTAACTTTCTGCCTCATTAACTTGATACCCCCAGTTCCTCCGTTCTGGGGGTTTTTTTTATTTATAAATTTTTTTATTTTTTTTCTTGACACTAAGAATAAACTATTTTATGTATGGGACATCTAGTATAATGAAAAGGAGTAAAATCATGGGTTTAGATATGTATTTAAGAGGCGACAAGTTTGTTAGTCAGTGGGATCATTCACAGCAAAAGCCCGAAGGTGGGTCACTGGAAGTGAAGCGCCCTGTTGTTGATGGGTTCGATGTAGAGACATATGTTTTGGACATGGGCACATGGCGCAAGTTCGCACCGTTGCACGTTTACATTGTAAATGAGTTTGCCGATGGCGTTGATAAATGTCAGAGAATTGATCTTGAGGCTGAACAGTTGCGCAAGATTGCAAATGCGTTACGCGATAACAAATTGCCTAGCAATGATGATTGTCATGGTTGTTTCTTTGGTAGTCCAGAGATGTGGGATGAAGACCGATCCGAGGGTAAAGAACACGCCAAGTTATTCGACAATGCTGCTGATTGGGTGGAGTCCACCTCATGGGGTAGCGTTACCTATCAAGCGAGTTGGTAAAGTGACTGAATTTTGCAAAGAATGTGAGGGTTGGGGGTTGATCGAAGTCGATAGCCCCCGACCACACGGCTTTGACCGTGACGTTGGTTACATCGACGTTGATAAAATTGAATGCCCCGAATGTGAGGGCACTGGAAAAAAGGAAGTAGAAAATGACTTATCAAAGTAGAAACCCGATTGTTTTAGAGGCCATTGAAAAGGCTTGGGAAAACTCAAAGACGCAAAAGCAAGCTGCTGAAAAGTATCTTAATATGTTGCGTAATGATAAAGATTTGCGTGATGCGGCTACCGCACGTTATTTGCAACGCATTGCATCTGAAGATGTAAGCGCCAGATCAAGAACAAACCGAATTAGTTTTAAGCGTCAGGCTGAAAAGATTTCAAAGCAGGTTTTATTAAAGAAGGGCGAACATTCTACCCCGAATGTGTCTTTGAAGAATACGGCTGTTAATTATGCCAAGAATATCTTTGATTACTTTGCATTACCCGAATTGGGTATTGCTCTTGGAGATGCAACTAAAAGCGATTTAGAGATTGTTGTTAAGCGAGAGCATAACAAGATGAGTACGCATAAACACAATCATAAGTTTCTATCTGCTATCTTGGAGAAGATGCCCGAAGGTAAAATTGTTCGGGATGTTTGGAAGATTGAAGATGTAGAGGCCATCCATACGGATGTGATGGTGTCTTAATGTTATATGGGAGCCAACAAAATTGCACAGAAATGTTACCTTGTGACCGCTCCCACCAGTTAGGGGAGGGTCATCCTAATCACACAGCAGTGTCAATCTTAAATCACCCTTCCCGATTAGTTTACGAGAGCCAAGGATCAAACGCAGAAATGCCAATGCGCTACCGCTCTCAAGGGAAGGGTCGCCACAGGATCGCAGAAATGCCCTCGACTGGCACACCCTTCCCACCAGTTTACGGGAGCCCTTGTTACCACGCAGCAATGCCTATCTATGATCGCTCCCACTTTTTAACCAGAGGCCATCTGGTCTACGCAGCAATGCCATTCCTGACCCGCCTCTCAAGGGAAGGGTCATCATGGCCCCGCAGAAATGCCATTCATGGTTCACCCTTCCCCACCAGTTTATGGGAGGGTCAGAAGTGACCCACAGCAATGTTACGGGGATTGCACCCTCCCACCAGTTTTGAGCCATATTGAAACCGCAGAAATGCCAATGCCCAGACGCTCAATATAACCAGAGGCCACAATCGTGACGCAGCAATGCCACACCCCAATCGCCTCGCAACTAGGAAAGAAGTAAAATGGACACAAGATATGAAGACCCGACTATCGCAATGATTTATCGAACATGGCGCAACCGTCAAAATATGGTTCGCGCTGAAAGTAAATTAGTTTTGCAAATTAAAGCTATCTGTAGAGGTTTTGCAGATGGTGAGATTAAAGCAGCAAACAAATTATTTGTTGCTTTGAAAAAAGGAGAAGGCTCAATTGAACTTATGGCTGCAACAAAACCATTGTTTGATGCCAGAGAACCTTTGTTAAAAAGTAGAGCGGGTTTTGAAAAGTGGTTATCTGACTTAGCAAAAGAATTACCTGTTGCAACTTTTGTGGACAAAGTAAGAGGCTTTGGTCATTTAGGCTTGGCAGGTATTGTTGGAGAAGTTGGCGACTTCATGGCTTACGAGAAAGAACTGGACGGTATTTACAAACGTGCAGGACTTGCTGTGATTGATGGAGAACGTCAACGTAAGCACAGCAATGCTGAAATGGCATTGGTTCACGGCTATAGCCCCTCAAGGCATGCGGTCTTCTGGACGATTGGCGACAGTCTTCTCAAGGCTCAAGGCAAAGAAGAAAATGCGGGGCCATATAGAATGGTGTACGATAAGCGTAAGATTATGGAGCGTGAGCGCGTCGAAACAGACGGTCATGCGCATAACAGAGCTTTACGCTATATGACAAAGCGTTTGGTTAGAGATTTATACAAAGAATGGAAGGAGGTAGCATAATGTCTATTGCAGATGATACGATGTGTATGCATTACACACTTGAGCGGTTGGGCGGTATTAAGACCGAAACTGACTTACGAGAGTTTATGGAAGAGATCAGGTACAACATTAGCGTAAATGATGAACACCGTGAACTTAACCCAGATGGCGATATGCCTGATGGTTCGTTTGTTGATGATCCCGACGATTTTGATATGAACGCTGCGCTTGATAAGGTTAAGCGTCATTATATTGAGAGGGCTTTGACCAAAACCAAAACGTTGTCTGAGGCTGCTGACTTGCTTGGCTTTGCCAATTACCAGACTTTGCAGAACTGGATTGATAGGTTGGAGAGAGCGCAATATGAGGCTGAAGATAAAAAGATGGGAGTGGCCTAATGATTAAATACTTTACCTTCATGGTGCTGACTTATTTCGTGCAAGGCGAACAAGTTACGCATAACATACTATTTAATAGTTATGATGATTGTAGTCACAGCAAAGAAGCTATGTACTTTATGATGGAGCACCAACATGATGATGTGCATATTTATTGTAAGGGCACAGCGGTTGCATCTAATGAACTTGTTAAGCCGAAAGTGAGGCCATGAGAGATAGAACAAACGAAAAATGGACTAAAGCAGAGAAGGAGTGGATGGGCTATAAACGTAAATTAGCAAACTTCAAAAAAGAAAGCGTTAGTTTATCCAAACCTCCCTGGGAGAAAGAAGCTGAACAAATTAAAGAAGATAAAGAAAAAAATTAGCGGGGATTTACCCCGCTTTTTTTTGTTCCCTGGTTGATAACCCGAACAAATGTTTGTATCACTTGCCTGGGGCAGGTTTTGAAGCGGGTTTCTTTTCTTGTCCCACGACTATTTTTCTTTCTAACATTTCCAACAAAGATACTAATTCTTCACCCTGTTGTTTGACATTAAAAAAGCCCATCTGTTCTGTATGACTAACTAACAAACGGGCTTTTCTTTTAAGCTGATTTAATATCGCTTGTGTTTCTATGTCCAAACGGCATCTCCTTCTAAAAGAATTGCAGGACCGACAAGCACTTGACCGCATAGTTTAGATGCTTCGCTGTTGAACTCCAATCCTTCAAGCAAACCAGATTCGTTTACCAACACTTGTAAATCTGGTTTGTTTGGAACGTGAACCATTTCAACCAAACCACCGACAATCTCTTGTGCTTCTTCAAGCGTTGGTGCTGTTTCTTTAAATACTGTAATCATAATCTTTCCTTTTTCTAGAGTAATTGGGATTTATACCATACCATCCCAAGCTAGTCAAGCGTTTGCTTAGATTGTTTTTTGCCTTCTTTACGCACTTTTGCCTTTGCTTGTTTTTTTAAAGACTTTTCCCATTTACGAGAGAGACAATGTATCTTTTCTATTTTTGCCATTAATACCCGAACTCCTGTTCTTCTTGATGCAAACGACCCCCGACAACCCCAAGCCACTTTCTTGGAGTGTTACGCGATGTTTTATATCTGCCAATACGACCCTCATTCATTAACTTATTAACACTCTCAATAATTGTATTCTTTGCCCAACGCTTGAGATTAGCAGCATTTATGTCATCATGGGTGGCAGTTCTGATTGCTTCAGGAACACCATCTGTTCCACCGCCAATAGTCATTTGAATGCCACGACCTTCCCGATCTGCAATTAAAGCAAACAAATAATCTTCTCGACTTTTAACTTTTTCTATAACTTGTCTAGATGATTTTAAGTCCACTGTTCTATCTTCAAGCAATCCCGTATTTGAGTTTCTAATGAAGTGTCTTATTTCCCGATTTGCAGGACCGTTTGATTTTACGACTGCACCATCGAATACAGCGTTTCTTGTATATTCTATATTTAATTCGGTGCATCTACTTTTGGCTAAAGATGCATCTACTTGCCAAACGGCAAAGGCTGAACGAACACCATCAACAATCGCTGATGTACCTCGAATAAGGTTACGAGCTTCTTCTGGCGTTGTAATTGGCTCTTTGTCTCTAATCTTAGCCATGTGATGATTTACCATGACTGTTGCCCCTGTTTCTGTAGATATTTGAGCCAACAAACCCATGAATGCTGCACCTGCGGCAGGATCAGCGTTTACATCTGCGTGAACAAATGATGCCATTGGATCAATAACAACTAACGCAAGATCATCAATCTCCAACATTTCTTCGTATATCTTTTCAAATTCTGGTGATGTTGCGTATGTATTGTCTACTTTCATCATAATTGGGAATACACCACCTTCGTTCGGCAGCGGCACGATGATGCAATCATGTGCATAACCCGAACGTTTGTTCAGGGGATCTAGCCTGCTGATCCGCCTGTGGATCTCGTCCTTGTCATC